GGGTGGGGGCCGGTTGTGGCTGTGATCCAGGCGGTTAGGCCGAACCCGGCGAAGTGGGCAATAAAGAGGGTGGCGCGGGCGGCTTGCAGGTGTTTTGTGCTCATTTTGGTCTTTTCTCGGTTAGGAGGGCGGCGAAGTCTTTTAGGGTCATGGTTACGTATTGGTCTGCCGGGTTAGCGTTGCCGTGGCGTTTGTGTGCTATGACGGCCGCGAGCGCGCCGTCGTTTTGGCGTTCGGTTTCTGCTTGGGTGGTCCAGGGGCCGAGGTGTGGGCGGGTGGTGTTTTTGCATTCGACGACAACGCGGTGTCCGTTTTGGGTTCTTAGGGCGGCGATGTCGCCTTGGTCTTTTGGGCCGGTTTGGCGGCGTCTTTCTATGCGGTCGTCTACGTGGGCGTTGAGGTATTGGGATACTTGTTTTTCGAAGTTTCTGCCTGCGGCTTTTGCGGAGGTTCGGTTGCGTTTTCGTGGGTTCATTTGTGGTTTTCCTGGTTGTTTTTGTTTCTTCTTTTGGTAGCAGTCGCTGTGGTAGACGGCCCATGGGGTGCCGTCCGTTTTGTAGAGGCTGTTGGTGTTGGTTAGTTTTATGGGCTGCCCGCACCCGGCGCAGGTGCGGGTAACCGTACGATCAGCCGACATTAGCTTGCTGCTGTTTTTTGATGGTTTCCTGGATTCGATCTTTTACTTTTTCGATGTGGTGGGCGCTGATCTCTGCGTCCAGGGCGAGGTCTTCTAGTTGTTTGCGTTGGGCGTGGGTTAGGCCGCCCATGTATTTGTCGAGCCTGTCGCGGCATAGGTGCAGGTTGCTTACTGCTGTTTCCCATTCGACGAGCATGATTCCGACATCTACGGGTTTCATTGTGGGGTTCCTTCCGTATTAGTGGTTTTGGTGTTTTATTGCGGCTGCTCTGCGAAGGTGCTCGCAGATGGTAGGGACGAGCTGGGCGAGAAAGTTTATGGCGGTTAGCGCGTCTACGTTGGCATAGGCGAGCCTGCGGCGCGGTTCCCTAGTTGAGGGAGTGGCTTCCTCCTCTGCGAGGTAGTGGTCGAGAGCTTTGACAGCCGCTTGTAGGTTTTCGTGGACCGCGCCCCAGGCTTTAGCTAGCTCTAATTCGCTCATAGGAGCTTTTTCTTCGTTATTCATGTTTGTGTGGTTTCTTTCTGGTTTTTGGGTTTAAGCATTTTTTGCAGTACCGGGTGGTGACTGGGAATTCTTCGGGCCACTCACATTCGCCCGGATAGGGGCGGATATGGCCGGGTGCGTGTGTTTCTGCGGCCTCGTAGGGGTGGTAGTACCAGTAATCCTTTGAGGGCCAATAGCGGTGTCTTTCAACCATGCTGCCGCCTTTAGAATGGTGGGTTTTGGTCGAAGCCTTGGGCGGGCTGGTTGGGTTGTGCCCATGGGTCGCCTTGTTGGCCGCCTGCGGGGGCCTGATACGTGCCCTGGGCTTGCGGGGGTGTTTGTGCGCCTCTGGTAGCGAATTTCAGGGACGGGCCGATGTCTTCTAGTTGCATTTCAATGCTGGTGCGTTGGGCCCCGGTTTTATCGGTGTAAGTGTCTTGTTTGAGGTGTCCGGTGGCGATTACGCGCTGGCCTTTTGTTAGTTGGTCGGTGATGTTTTCTGCGAGTTGTCGCCAGGCGGTGCACCGGATGAATAGGGCGGGGCCGTTTTCGAATTGGCCAGTTTGTTTGTTGTATTGGCGGGGCGTGGCTGCGATGGTGATGGTGGTGACTGCTGCGCCCGTTTGTGTGTAGCGGGTTTCTGGGTCGCGGGTGAGGTTCCCACTGATTGTGAAAGTGTTTTCGGTTTGCATTACTGTTTCCTTTCGATGTTCTGTAAGCGTTTTTGAGAGACTTTTTTTGGGCCGGGCAGGTAACCCTACACGGGGCACCCTGTTAGGCCGCCCTAGCCCGGCTAGCCGGGCTTATTCGGCGGGGTTTAGGAATAGGCGGTAGTAGCTCACACGCGCCGCCCGAAGTTTTTGGTTTTCTTGAATAGCTGCTCCCACTCCGCCTTTGTGATCCGCCGATCCGCCCGTGGCGGGGTGAAAATGTAATCCGCGTTCGCCTTCGCCACCTGCGGCTGCACACCAGCCAGGCACTCGGCTCGATAGGCTGCCCACCAGCGCACATACTGCTCGTGCGTAAGCCGCATCGCCGGACCAAGATTCGGGACCTCCCGGCCACGCGGGGCCCAAGCTTCTTTCTGCACCAGGCGCACAAACTCCAACAATTTCGCCGAAGTAATGAAATCCGGCCCCGAGTTGATCAGCCGGGTTGTGGCTTCTTCGAGCACCTCGTCAGCAAGGTTCGGGTAGGCCCGATTTAGCTCACCAGCGATCTGCGGGGCCTGCGACATATCCCAGGCAGCACCCGCCGAAATCAGCCGGTTCACGCAGATCCCGATCATTTGCTTGCTAGCCACCGGTCACCTGCTTCCGCTCCGCCGCTTCCACCTGGGCCATTGCCTGCTCGTAGGTGAGCTTGCCGGCCTGGCAGGTTTGCGGGAGAGGCTCAGGGCTGGTTGCCCAATCCCAGATCTGCTGCTGGGCCTGGGTGCGCCGTTCCGCGGCAGAAGCCGGGGCACGAGCCGGAAGCGGGGTTTCGTCTTCCCAGCGGCCTTGGTTGAGCCAGGTTGCCGGATGGGGCGTGTACTGGTCGACGCGGTTAGGATCCGCCGCGAGACGGGCCGCACCTTGGAGGAGTTCTTCTGGGGTTGCGCCTTCTTTGATTGCTTTCGCGTAGGCTTTAGCGGCAGCTTTCTTCCCGGTCTTGCGCGGGTATGCCTGCCAGAAGGCTGTGAAGTCTTCGGTGTAAGCGAATTTGGATGCCTGCCCCGAACCCCCTTTAGGGGGTATGGGGGTTAACTCCTTAACTGTAGTTACTTCTCTTGTAGTTACTTTGCGCGCATCTGGTGCACCACCCCGGTGCAGCTCCTGCACCACCCCCGTGTAATCAGTGCACCGGGTTCGTGCAGCTCCTGCACCACCCCCAAGGCTTTCACTATGATCCGCGAAAAGGTTTGCAACCGAGTAATAATTCGTCTGGTAATTACCATCCATAGCCGGGCGCTGTTTCCACCTGACAAAGCCGCTTTCCCGGAGCTCTTCAAGCGCTTTATCGACTGATCGTTTAGAGCATCGCGCTTCTGCTGCGATCGTGTTTTTGGATGGCCAGCACACGCCACTCGCGTTAGTGCGATCAAGCAAGGCTAGGAGCACTAATAGCCCAATACCAGAGAGCTTTGAATCTCTAATTACCCAGCGTGGGATTACTGCAAAGCCTTCGGTTAACGGTTGTGGGGTGTCCATGCTGTTTCTTCTCCTTTCTCGTTTTCTTCTTGGGGTGTGCAGTTGACGCAAACGGGGCCGCCGAGGGTGGGCACACTGTCCGGAAACTGGGCCCCTTCTTCTCCGTATGGGCGCATTTTCAGCCCGCACGCCTGGCAGGTGGGGAGCGCGTCCTCGCAAAGCTGCAACACGGGCGGGGTGCGGTCTTTCCGGCGCGCGTACCTTTGGGTGGGTGTTTCCCCACCCCAGATCCCGTGAAGAGCTTTCCTGTGGCGGCTCCCTTCTAGCTGGTCGGCTGCCTGCTGGCAGGCGTACATGAGTGGGCAGTGGTGGCAGGCGTGTAAGGCTGCCACGTTCTCGGAGGTGAGCCTGCACGTGTCGGGAAACCACGCGTCAGGATTGGTTCGGCAAGGCGGGTCCGCGTATTGCAGTAGGGTCGTGAGCGCGCCTATTTTTGGGGTGGTTATCATTGGGCTGCCCCGCCTGTGGCGACCTCTTGTAGGGTCGGCTGCACCTGGGGCTGCTGCTGTTGTTTGGCGGCTGCGAGCCTGCGGACTTGCTGCTCGCACAGGCTGATAGCGGCTGCAGCCTGGTTCGCGTCTAGTTTGGCGAGCGCGTTTACGCGGCCCCCCGAAACGTAGCGGGCGATTTCTTGGCCTTTTTCGGCGTTCGCGCCGATCTGTTTCAGCAGGCGGGTGAGTTGTTGGTGTTGGGTCCCGGTCATCATCCCCGCCCCGCCAGCGTTTTGGGCGGGCTGGGCCTGCTGGTGACAGCCAGGCGCGGCTGGGGTGGCCTCCGATTCCTTCTCGTCAGTGGGCACCGTGAAAGTCTGCAGAAGGGCCGTACGCAGGGCCACTGACATGAACTTGGAGGTGCCCTTGTCCCCCCAGTCCTGGGCCTCGGCAGCCACCGAGGTTTCCAAGGTTTGGCCGTCACCAAAATGGAATCTGAAAGTAACAATCCCACGAATAAGCGTGGAGGCTTTTCCATTATTGGTGGGCCTATCCTCGTAATCTATCTGGTCAATCTTTGAGGTTATGAGGATCCCATTCTCACGGAATGCTGGGCCGACCGTGTCCAGTACTCCATCAATACCCCTAAACTTGTATTGGGAGTGCCGGTTTACGCCGTCTTTTTTGATTACGTTAATGGCCTTTAGGGCTTTAGCCATTGGGGTTAGTGTGGTTCCCATTTTTATATTTCCTCTAAAACGTTTTCGGGTATTTCGTAGGGTTTTATGGCTAGGGTTTGTAGGCCTCCGTCTAGGGCCTCCCAGTCGTTGAAGATGCGGGCGCGCACCCATTTATCGATGCCGATCTCGTTGAGCGCGTGGCCGACCTCGAGGGCCTCATTAGAGGGCGTGTACACGCCGACCAGGTAGGGGGGTGTTTTCTCTACTGCGATAAACACCATCCGCGCGTTGGCTGAAACGTTTATGGCGGCCAGGCCTGCCGCGTACCATGCGGCGGACTGGTGGTATCCGAGTTGGAAGCAGGAGTGGCGGAACCCGGCGGGGGTGGCATCCCTAGTGGTTTTCAGGTCCACTATTGGCAAAAACCCGAGGGTCTCGTCTTCCTCCTCTGGGAGCCAGTCAGGGCGGCAGCGTAGGGTCGCCCCGGACGGGTGCTGCCAGTACACGGACTGTTCCGCCTTACCGGGGGCGGTAAGGAGCCGGCGTGCTAGCGGGTTCGCGTACACTGCCTCGCCCATTGCTTGTAGGGTTTCCCACCCTTCCTCAGTGACTACTGGCAGGTCCGGGTCTTCGCGCTCGTCCCGCTCCTTGGTGATGAAGTCCAGGGCTTTCTTGGAGGTGAGGGTTTTCCCGCCCTTGAACACGGCCGGTTTTACGCCCTCGAGGATGAAAGCATGGGCGGCAGTACCAAAAAGGAGGGCCTCCGAGTCTGCTTTCGGGTGGGTTTGTTCGTAGTGGAAGCGGGCCGCCCCACCGGGTTTAGCCAGGGTTTTCGCTCCCGATGACGACAGGCTGTCCTGGTCGGCGTGGTAATCCGAGTTAGGGATGCCCGGGTATATGCCCGGCTCCCTAGGCAGAGTGGGCTTGCTTTTCTTGTTTTCGCTCATGCCAGGTCGCCGTCCTCGCCCAGCTGTGAAAGCTCAGCCAGGGTGTCGTAGATTGCGTTCCAGGATTCGGAAATGTACTGCTCGCGCGCCCAATCCTGTACAGCTTGGGCGTGGGCTTCGATCTCACGGCTCCCGGAGTAGAGTTCGGCCATGTTTGCGACCGTGCCCTCAAACGACTGGACCTCCCGCAGCCTCAAATACAGGCCTTGCAGGGCTGCTTCCACTGCACGCCGCTGCGCACCGCTGCTAAGGGGCGACTCGGTAGGCTTCTTAGCCTGTTCTGGCAGGCAATCAAGGATGATGCGGGTAACCTCAGGGTCCTCTACCATTTCGAGCACTTCGCTAGTGGGAGCCGTGCGCAGGGTGTCAGTACCCCGCCCACTTACGGCCCACTCGGTTTCACTTACCCTAAGGGCAGCACGATAGTACAAGTACAGTTCCGGGATCTCATACTCGAGGCGGATCTGTGCGCCGACAGGCAGTTCTGCCACGTCAACCTTGCCGAAGAGGGCCTCGCCCTCTTTAAAAACTGGGGTGTTCATTTAAAATCTTGGGTCCTTCCAAAAAAGGGTGGGGTGAGTAAAGTTTGGGTGTGCACATTACGGAACTAGCCATCAACGGGCTCTCGCTCCTCATCGCTACTGGGGGCCTGATTGTTGCTGTCCTGGCACGCCGTGACACGAAAATCAGCCAACGCGCGGCTAAGGAGGCCAACCGCCTCGCTAAGGACGCCAACATTGCTGCTACCCGCGCGAACCGCCTGGCAGGTGAGGCAAACCAGATAAGTAGCAAGGCGAACAAGATCGCGACCAGAGCACTTGCTACCACGCAAGATGTCAGTCACTACTCCTGGGCAATCCAGATTGACCATGACGCCGGTCTTCTCGTCCTTACCAATGAGAGCCCATTTAGCGCAACGAATATTTCCATCACTATCAGGCATGAAAAAGACACGATTTACCAGGGTGGGGCCGGGGCTATCGGACCCTTCGGAAAGGTAGGCCTCGGCACTAGCCTGCTCGTGGATGATGTGCGCGACCGCCTGGCTAGCAAGGACACCGCACTTGGTGGCGGCATTTTCGGGGTCGCTCAGATCAGCTGTGACGTGTTCTTGTCGTGGGATAGTCAGGTCGGGGTGCCCCGCTCTGACCATTTCGAGCACTGCTTCACCAAGGCGGATTGTCATTGACCGGGGGGCGTTCATTTACTGTTTTCCTTCAAGTCTTTAGGGATGATCAGGACTAACCCGGGGCTGCAATACGCGAACAGAAGAAGCGCTGCGGATAGGGGCGGGCACGCGTACCAGAAGCACTGGCCAACCCACCAGCAGGCGAGAGCGATTAGCAGGATCAGCGCCTGCAAGGCGCGCCGCGCCCACCTCTCAGCCCGGTATGCTGTAGGCATGGGCTTTGGTACTATCCCCGATATTGTTTCGGCTGTTTGCGCGGCCTTAGCTGGCCTTGGTGCGCTCATCTCCTGGTGGCGGTCGAACCTCTCACGGCGGGCTAAAGCCGACGCTGAACTCGCACGCCGAGAAGCAGCCGAGACCCTAGCAGCCGTAAAATCCCTGGCAGCCTCACTAGAAGCAATCCGTAAATGGGGAGAAATACCCCCGCTAACTATCGAGTGGGTGTCCTCAGACCACTTTCGCCTGCGTAACAATGGGGACTCGCCTGTGAGAATTGAAGAAATCGCCAACCCAGAAGAGTTCTTCAAACTGCCATTCACCGCGCCCATAGTGTTAGAACCAGGGGCAGCAGTAGACGGGGACCTATTAGTAGCGTTATCTAGTCCCGACCCGTCACGGCTAGTAGTCGTGGCCAATGGGGAGCTCATTACTATTCCTTTCACTGGTCGTCCTTGAATGCGAAGTGCATGCTGACAATCGCGAAAATCAAACACGCGACCATTAGAATCAGCTGGCTCATGCGGGTTCTCCTGTCTGGTAGTCAAAAATCAGTGCGTCCACGTCTTTAGGGCGGAGGCGGATCCTGCCCGTGCGTGGGTTGCCTATCCTTTGGGCGGGTAGAGTCCCATTAGCAATCCACTCGTAGACTGCCCAGGTGGACACGCCTAGGCGATCGGCTGCGGCTTTTACTGTTATGAAGGCTGGGTTGTACGCGCTCATTGCAGGTCCTCCAGCCAGTCTTCGTCCCAGTTTTCTTCTTGGTTGGGGAGGTTTTCTTCTGCCCACTGACGCGCCCGCTTCTCAAACGCGGTCATGTCGCCGAAAAGGCCAAGCACTAGGCCGCGGGTTTGTACTTCAACGCCGCTTATGCGGACTCGCCACCACACGGGAGAAGGCCTGCGTATCTCACTCAGGAACGCCCCTTTCCCCTTCTTTAGCGAGTAGACGCGCCCATCCTTGAACACCACGTATGCGGGATGGCCGGGGATGGTCTTGCCGGCGGTAAGATCAACAGTCTGGCTCATTTGGTTAGGCTCTCCTCGGTGTAGTACTTGGCCCAAACGTCTTCGAAGAGGGGCCGATCTTTTTCTGTGTAAGCATTGACCTGGCGCACCTGGCCGTTACTTAGGTTTAGGGGGTATTTTTCGGGCTCGGTGCCGTGTTCTAGCGTGTATTTGGCTTTGATGCGCTTACCAAAGGTCGGGGCGATATGCTTTAGCTGGTCTTTGTTTACGCCCTTTTCTTGCAGGAAGTCCTGCGCGTACAAGGGCCGGGTTGCGGGTTCAAGCTGTGGGCGTTCGCCGAGTCCGCGCGCTAGGATCACACGCGCTTTAGCCTCGAGATGATCCGCTTGGATCAGCCCCCGCGCGGCCTGACAGAGCGCTAACTCGTCGAGGGCCCGGAGCGTTGCCGGGTTTGAGGTTGCTACCTGCGGGACCCGGTATGCCCCGGTCTTGCGGATCGTGGGTAGTACTTCATCAAATACTTTTGCTTCGAAGGCTTGCGCGCTTGGTAGCTTCGATGACGCGATTAGCCGGTACAGGTCACCCTCGGTTATGAACCGGACTTGCTGAGTTCCCCCGGCCGTCTGAAGGGGGTAGCGTTTTGCGACCCCCTTGCAATGTTTCGCTAGCGCGTCCTTGGTATTGACGTACCCGAGGGCGGTTGCTACGTCCTTACCGCAGAAAAAGACCTTGCCGTCTTCCTCAAACATACGGACGCTGGTATTCTCAAAAGTGAATGGAATTAAATTACTCATTTGATTACCTTCTTTCTGCCTAGGCGCTGCAACGCCTAGGCGGTTTTTTGTTGGGCTAAGTCAGATTTCAAGAAGTCCTCATTCACAAGGACGATTGGGCGGATCCCCAGAACTTTGCTAGCTTTCCGCGCCAGAGAGGGGCTGAGGCTTCGCCTTCCCGCCTCGATATTCGCTAGGTAAGGCCGGGCAATTCCGAGGCATTCGGCTAACTCATCCTGTTTGAGTTCCCGCTGCTTGCGAACGAACGCGAGGGTTGCCCCTATGCGTTTCCGCTCCGCCCTTTGTTCCGTCATGTTCCTTTCCATGCCTCAATATTGGAACATGACCGACCTATTGTCAAGCATAAATAGGTGCAATTACGCGCTTTTCGGAACGTTACGGAACTCTAGAGAGGGCCTATTCGTTGGAACTACGCCGGTGTAGTTTCTGAAAAAGTTCCTAGAAGTTCCGTTTCATTCGTGCCATGATAAGTACATGGACGCTAAAGAAAAGCTTGGCAAAAAGGTAAAATCAGCCCGCTTCAACCTCGGCTATAAGACCCGCACAGAGTTTGCCTCTAAAGTCGGCGTCTCATCGCGAATACTCTCTGAGCTGGAGAATGGTCGCCGGAACTCTTACTCTGACGAGACCCTATGGAATGTCGATCGAGCACTTGAGTGGCCTCAAGGCACGTCCAAGGCAATCCTAGAAGGCAAAGAACTCCCTACTACCGAGCTCATAGATAGCAGCAGCTGCGCCGTGACAGCTGGCATAAGTGAAACAACACATGCCGCTGCAAGCGCAGCAGCAGCTTACGACGCTATCGCACGCGAAGGCGATGCCGAGAGCCTTGCGAAACTTTCCCCCAAGGACCGAGCAATCACGCTATGCCTTTTACATGGGAGATCGGCCAAGGATATCGACCTACTAACCAACAGAGATGCAGAAGAGCTCCTAGCTGCCACGAAGCTGAGCTTCATGCGAGAAAGCAGGAAGCTGCAGGCTGCCAGCCCGCGTTACTCGACAGAACCCACATCGAGCGGTTTTACCCGCAAGCAGATAGACGACAGCGAAGGGGGAATTCTTCGCTTTCCTCCTACCCAGTCTGATGATGAGGCGTGGGAAGAACAAGAGAAACTCCCCGCAGCAGCGCTAGAAGGCACCCCAGAAAACGCCCGTGACATACCCCACGCAGAATGAACATTAAAAATCGCCCCATCTGTCAGACCCCCACGGCATTAATTAACCCGTGGGACTGACAGAACAAGCACTCCTAGCATTTTGCGCCAGCGAAGGCGTAACAGTACGCGAAAGCAGTCAAGTCCCCGGCATGGGTAAATACGTGCACGCCACCCGCACGATCTGGCTTAACACGCGCCTTAGTACCCGCGAGCGCACCCCGGTTCTCTTGCATGAGGTCCTTCATATGCAGGCCGGGCATGTGGGCCCACAACCCCCGGCCATAGAACGCAAAATACGGCGGGATGTGGCGCGCATACTTATAAAACAAACCGACTACGCGCGCGCTGAGCGTATTGGTGGGGGCAACCTGTACACGATCGCGGAAGAACTCGACCAACCCGCATGGCTGGTACGGGACTACCGCACGGTTTTGGAGGGTAGGCTATTAGGCAGGCCTGGCTGTAGGATTGCTTAAACCGTAGAAACAGCTCAAGGGGTGCGATGTGGGGCCTGTAACGGCGAGAGAAGCTAAAAGTATTACCATCCGAAAATGGGGCCTCCTGGCAACGCTGGTCGGGTTTGTGTTACTTTTCTTAATCCCGGTAATTGGCATTCTCGCCGTAGTGATTGGGACCATAGCCGTTATAGTAGGCTCTCTGCTGGGGTATCCAGATTGGAAGAATCGCCCCCACGCAAAACCTCTCCCCAAGGGTACGTACCACGTGCCCCCACCAACCCTTCCTACCGAAAAGGCCGCGCCTGCCAGTGAGCCCACCTTTAACGAAGATCTAAACTTTACTTTCGATGTTGACCTAGCGGCCACCCTTTCAGGGGGCCGTCGCATTGAACCCGTATATGTACAGGTTGATTTTGACCCATCGTGCGAATGGTCCGGCCTGTACACCTACAGGTGGTTTCTGCCTGAAGAACCCCAGGTAGGGGATCGGGTAATTGTAGACGCGCGTGGAGAGCTCACAACCGCGACGGTAGCGCGGGTAGGAGTTAGAGGCGATTACAAGGGGTATATAAAAGTGATTCGCGGGAAACGCTAACGGCTATTTTGTTAGGGGCACGGTTGAGCACGCAGCTAGTTTTGCCCGTAATGGTGCGGATTATTTTGATCGGCGAGAGTTTTGGGGCAAGAAGTTCTAAAAGTAGGTGGCGCAATCAGTCGTATTGCTTAAGTCCCACGCCGAGGGCGCAATGTGCGCATAGCATCTTGAGCGTAAGCTCTATCGGAAGGTCCCCCCATGTACCCACCCTCACCCGGGCCATATACTCCCCCACGCAGGAGGATGCAGTACCCAGAACAGCCCAAGAATAAAGTGCCAATCGTAGTGCTGTGCTTACTGTTAGTGCTGGGGGCTGCGGTACTTGCCGGCGCTGGTTACGTCGCCTATAAAGCCGCAGGCGCTTCGCAGAGAGCTTCCTCTCCTACTACCGGTAAAGCAGATACTAAAGAACCTGCCAGTGGATCAACGGATCCCGCTCCAGGCAATTACCAGCTCAAACGCAACGACAAAGTTGCCTTTCTTCTACAAGGCATGTACAAATCGTGCGCCCAAGGCGAATCTTGGCTTCAACTAGTCGACGGGCCGGCAGGACCTCGCACATTGCACTTCCTTCCCACAGAACCGCCCAAAGGCACAGAAAAAGAAGTATCCCTCTTATGCATGTGGAAAGATCTCGGACTACCTAAGGAATCCTTCGCTAAGGTGACAAATAGCGAAGACAAAGAGAAGCACATGATAGTTCAAGGCGGAGTCATGCTTACATGGCAATGGACTGAGAGCAAGGACTTCATTGCTACCCTTTACGATTCGCGAGATTACGGTACATCAGACTAGCCTGCCGTAGTCGCCCTAGTAGGAGTAATGGCAGTAGTTCTTCGCTGATTATTTGCTTGTACCCCTACTAGCTATTTCTCGTTGGTGGATGTTCTATTAGGCTCCTTATATTTGCCGTGTAACGTGACACGATTAAGTGGTTTCAAGGGGTGTTTTGAGGGCCTTTGAGGCGTTTATAAATCAGGCTCAGAATCAGCTTTGACGTGGGCTTTTGCATTTGCTGGTGCTTTACTGTTGCCAGAAGAGATGATGATTCGCGAAGTAGATGAAGGGACAACGCTTAACCAGTTCCTGCGGATCAAGGCTCGGTATGGTGTTTCGGTTGGGGCTATTGTGGTTCGCGCCGAACGGCTAGGCTTAATTTCCAGTATGCGCAGCCGGTCTCTGCATATTCAGCTTAATTCGAGAGGGTGGCGACAAAACGAGCCTGTACTTGTTCGTGCAGAAAAGCCGGGCCTGTTAGGGCAAGCTTTCTCGCGCGCTTGGGGGGGGGCAGCGTCGATGCTGCTAGCAGAGCCACAGGCGTTCCGTCGCCGTTAATACGCGGTTGGTTACACGAGGAGGGTAGGCATGATGGCGCTGCGGATAATGTGGTCGCCTTTTCGAGCCGGCGCAGGTCTGGTTACGCCGCAAAGTGAATTATAATGTTACTTTGGTAACATTTTTGGTTTTCGCGTAATAGTGCGCCAGGATTAGACCAGATCCGACATTTTTTTGATGGCATATTAGTGGCACGGGCGTGCCAAACCCTTGCAGCGACTACTCCCCTTTAGTCTCCCCCATCCTCCGCTCTAGCCCCGGTATTCACTGAAATACCGGGGTTTTTCGTTGCCCTGATGCGGAAAATGCCGCTAAACCTATATTGGGGTTTTGGTTAGTTTTGGTCGGTTTTGGCTACTCTAGTGGCATACCGATGGCACGCAGAAAGGCACGACGATGGCCACTCGAAACTCTTGGGGATCGATCCGCAAACTCCCCTCAGGCCGCTACCAAGCCCGCTACACCCACGCCGGGCGATCTTACAAAGCCCCGATGACATTCGTGAAAAAACGCGTCGCTCAAGCCTGGCTTGCCAAAGAACAAGCCCGCCTAAACCAAGAAGCAGCAGGAATCGCCCAACCAGAAGAAGAACCAGCCTTGCTTAACGGGAGCAAAACCATCAAGCAGCTTTCCCACGCATACCTGCACTTCTGCGAAGAAAGAGGCCTCGCTCCAGCCACGCTCCGCGACTACCGCTCCTACATGACAAAACACATCAACCCCCCACTTGGAGATATTCGCTGCGACGAACTAACAGAAACGGCAATCAAACAGTGGGACACTTCTCACAACTGGCCTTCCCACTCTCGCCGTAAGAAAGCCATAGACCGGCTCAACGCCTTAATCGTCTACGGCGCTAAGAACGGCTATCTGCACCACCTAAAAGCTGACTTACCGACTCGGCGCACTAGGAACAAGCAACGGTGCACACGCACTCTTTCCCCTGCTGAGATTTCGCAGTTGCGCGAGCTCGTTCCGCCCGAGTATGCGGTAATGATTGACTTGGCGGCTTGGGGGGCGCTGCGCTTTAACGAGATTCAATGCTTGCGCCGCATGGACCTTGACTTGAGTAAAGGTGTTGTAAGGGTGCGACGGGGCATAAGCCGGGGCATTGGCGGTCAGCTTATTGAGGGGCTGCCAAAGACTGACGCGGCTCAACGTGACGTTACTCTTCCCGCTGAGTGTGCCAAGCGCGTCACAGAGCACATGCACACCTTTGTTAGCAAGGATAAGGACGCCTTAGTTGTGCACATGGCTGGTAAGCCGGGGGCTTTTCTCACTAATAAGTCAATGCATGCTTGGTATGACCGGGCCGTTACTCAGCTGGGGTATCCGGGCTATAGGTTTCACGACCTACGTCACACCGGGCTAACTCTTTACGGGCGGGCGGGAGCAACTCTCGCCGACCTTATGGCGCGTGCTGGCCATAGCGACGTTGGTGCGGTAATGATTTATCAGCATTCGGCGGTGGAGCGGGATAGGGCTCTTGCTGCGCGGATGGAGAAATTGGGAGAGTGAGCAATCAACCGTTATTTACCTCCACCATTTGCATTTATGTAAGTGGTGGGGGTATAATAGTAGTGTTCGAACAAAGGAGGTGAACATGGAACACATAGGGGAAATCCTAGCGGGGATCGGAACGCTACTAGGAGGGATCGCAGCCCTCATTGAAGCCCTCCGCCCCCCGAAGGACTAATCGAAAGGGGCCCGTTCAAAGCGGGCGGGCCCCGCACCCCTAATCGTTCCACAACAAAATGACAAAAACAATCCCCACCTGGGCAATAGCTATAGTCGCCGGATGTGTAGCAGTATTCGCCCCCCTACCAGGCCCGTGGAAACTCATCCTCGGCATCCTCGCCCTGACCACAGGGGCAGCATCCCTACTAGCAGCAATAAAACGGGACAAAAAATGACTACCGTATACCTATCCATGAACGGGGTAGCTAAAAGGCTAGGCATATCCCCCACCACGGTAAAAACCTACTACCGGGATAACCGCCTACCAGAACCAGACGCACAAATTGGGACCGACCGAGGCAAACGCATGGGCTGGCTCCCCGAAACCATCGATGCCTGGAATAAGAACCGGCCCGGACACGGAGGCCGCCCCCCAGCGGACACGTAAAGGGCCATTAAAACCGAAAAAAGGGGCACCCCAGCCAAACTCTGGCCAGGGTGCCCCCAAAAATGCTAGTGCTTATTGCACTTCTCGGTTCTTAGCTCAAGATTGCGCATGCGCGCGTGTAGATCCTCCGCAGCGATAGCCTGCTCGCGCCGATAATCCCCAACCTGATGCCCCAGGCTCTTCACCTGATCAAGTAAGAGATCGAATCTGCGATCTTGCTCCTTTTGCATGCGCTCAATACGATTCACCGCATCACGCAAGCTTGAGCCGTGGTTGGTCTCCAATTGCTCTCGGGTCTCACAAGCGGCTTTCTCAATCTTCTTGTTGGAATGTTCGACGCGTTTGATTTTTACCACTCCCGCGATTGCTGTGATGAAAGCTGCGAACCCCCCGAACCCGCCAAGAGTGGCAAGAGCATCAATAAACCCGCTCAAAAGCTCACTCCTCCTTCCCCTCGCCGGTCTTGGTGGGGGCGCGGTGCCTACCAGCAGGCGGGGAAGTAATATCACGCACCCAATCCATCAAACCCGTGGGCTTTAGGACCGTGTAGGCTATCTGCCCAGCCCCCGCAACCACACCCAGATTCATAATCGCGAACTGGTAAAACGCCGGATACTTAATAAACACGAAGGTCGCCGCCGCGAGCGCCACGTACACCGCGAGCGCGACCAGGCGTTTAGTGTTTTGCGTCCAGTGCGCGCGAGTTATCACCGAGACTACGAATGTGCCCAGGATGCCCGCGAGTGCGGAAAAATCAATGGGGCTAATGTGCTGGAATAGCTGGTCCATTTTTTACCACATCCATCCTTTCGTGTTGAGGGCGTGTTGTATTGCTTGGGCGGTGTTTTCTCCGAGGTAGCCGTCTTGGGTCTGGTGGAGGTTGGCTTGCCAGGCGCGGATTGTGGTCGGGCCGAGGATGCCGTCCTGGGTTTGTTTTAGGCGGGCTTGTAGTTCGCGTATGGCCTGGGAGCCGTCATCGCCGTTGCCGAATTGGGCCGGGCAGGGGTCAGCTTCCATGATTGCCGGGTAGTATTCCTGTTTTTCCGCCACCTGGTCGGAGATCGTGCCGTCTTGCGGGGTGCGTAGGTGGGCTTGGATTTTCTTCCAAGATGCAACCCCTAGGATGCCGTCCTCGGCTAGTTTGCCGGGGGCGGGGGCTGGGTCTGCTTTCGGGGTTACCTTGGCAGGGGCCCCTCGGCGGATGTCTTCGGCGCGCGCGTCCAGCCAGGCGAGCTTGCCCGCATACGTGCCGGGGCAGGCAGTATTGTAGAAATCGTTATGCTTAGCTAGGGGGATGCGCCAGCCGTAATCGCGGCGAATATTCGCGATCAGCTGGGCGATAGTTTCAAGGTCTGCGCTGCTCATGCGCGGGTTACACTCGATGCCGATAGAACGCTTGTTGACGGAGTAGTCGCCGGCGTGCCAGGCTGTATCGGCGGCGTTTACGATCCACGCTACTCGGCCTGCTTCTGCTACGCAGTGGGCGGAGGTGCCAACCGCCGGGTTGCACAGGGTGCGTATTGCCCCCTCAAACCCGGGATTACGATCCGGACTATTCCACCAGTGAATAACAATCACATTTACTTGCGTGCCGCCCCTGCCAGGCGTGTAATTCGGTGAGTCATAGCAGGTTATATCTTGATATGCCATATGGGCTCCTCACATTCTTTGGGTTTTGGGTATAAAAAAGCCCACCCGAGCGGGGTGGGTATGTATTACAGCCAGTCTGTTAGGCCATTGTTATTGGGTAGGCGGTAGCTACCATGAAATTGAATCGGTCATTAGTGGTGAGTGTGGCATCCCCGCCACGCCAGCCGCCTTGTGGGCCGCACTTGATATTCGGGGCTTCCCCAGCCGGGACAACGGTTTGCAGGCTTACCGATACTGAGGACTCCTCGTCAGGGTCCCACCTGGCTGCTGCGAATGCCCCATTATGGCCCACAATCGCGAAATTCATTCGGCCTTTGGTACACCTGCCATATGCCCCGGCGGTGACAGCGACAAGCCGGTCATAGGGGCGGGCCGGTAGCTGTGTGGAGCAGGCCGCGTGGAACTGGTTCTCGTTGAGGTGCCCACTCCAACCGGTGGAGTATTTACGAGAATCGACTTCCACCTCATTTAGGGGCGAGAGTACCCATACCGTCCCATTCTTGCGCCCATCAGCACGATACAGAACCCCGTGGATATCGAAATATGCTGGCGTTGTTGCTGTAATGCTTACCCCATTGTCTGCTGCCGTGGTGAGTATTTGGCGGGCCTCAGCAACCGAATTGGCTGTGGTGATTATGCCTGCGGTATCGGCAAATTTTCTCCACGCGTCTAAGAGTGGTTCTGTCGCTGCCGGCAACGCTACTTTCTTCCAGTGCGAGTTACTCATTAGCGTCTCCATCTTTTAGGCCGTGTTTTTTTAGTGCGGATAGTTCGCGTTCTTTAGCTTCGATAGTTGCTTCTGCGAGTATTGCCCGCCGGGTCATGCGGGCAAGTTCTGCTTCGTATTTTTCAAGAAGAGTGTTTATATCAATCTGCTCACTCATTCGCGGCCTCCTCAGCTTCTCCTTCGTCTTCTTTTCCCCACAAAGCCGGGTTAGTGCCGGGCTCGGCAGTGTTGAAAGAGCATAGGCTCTTCCACCTGACCCCGTTATGGGTGACTACCTGCCCGACCGCGTAGGCGGTTTTTAACCCCGTCGGGGCCTGCCAGTTAGAGGCCGCCGGGGGCACTCCGGCTGCTTTCTGATACTCCGCCTGTAAAGCCTCAACGTTAGTGGGTAGGTATTCGATTATTTGCTGGCGGTTAAACTCCTCGCTGATCTCATCTCTAAGCCGGCTAACCTCAAAAAAGGAAAGCTCCCTAAGCTCACTAGTCGTAGGTACTCGCACGGTTCACTCCTTTACTGCTTGCGCATGGTGTCAATATTGGTGGGGATTGCCATAACCCGGATTGCATCCTGAGAGGGAACCACACCAGAGAAATTACGCACCGCAATATCAGCAAACGTGTTAGTCACCTTGTATGCGGATGCGACTACGTGCGCCCAATTCTCAGGGTTGCAAAAAATCATCGGTGGGGCCGGGTAAGGGGTGGGGAACGTCCACCGCACGGTCGCCACATCCCTAACTGCTGGTTTGCAATGGACGGTGCCGGTCTGGATCTGGATTTGCCGCATAAACGCGCCAACCTCGCCCGTATTATCAATACGCAGCTCAGGAGTACCAATACCCCAGGATGAAATAGCAACTCTACGGCGATTTTTATCGCTAAGGTTACCTACAACAATGCCCCCCGAAGTTATAGTCAGCATTTGGGTGTAGCGATCTTTGTAAGTGTAGGGGGCTCCATGCCCTCCCGGGCCCACATTATGCCGCCGCTCATAAAGCGTGACTTCTCCCGTCTGGGTAATCTGATCGGGAGTTATTGTGGTAGTAGAGGTGTTCTTCTCCTCCATGTAGCTGATCTCGACTCTTGGATCCGAATTATCAACATACACAACATCTTGTATGGGCTGACTGGTGGGGTTATCGATGATTACCTGCCCGCCAATGATCTTTGAGCCTACGACTTCCGCGCCGGTGATCCTGCCCCCGGCGGTGAAATCTAACGCCACATCAATTGAACCAGCAAGAATATTACCTGCTTTCACCTTTACAAACTCCCCAAGCTTCGCACCCATTTTTTCCGTAACATTCAGCTTTTCCACATCAACCGAATTTGCTGCCAGCTTCGAAGTGGTAATAGCCCCGCCCTCAATCAGAGTTGAACCAACCATGGGCGTTATCGAGATCCCAGCGATAGCCTGGTACGCCCACGTATCACTAGAGCTGTGATTCACATACAAGGCACCAAGGTGATACCCCCGGGCCTGGTTAACCTGAAAGCGGCACCCAATCTTGGTCCACTCCGTGGGAATATCAAACCCGCCAATAAGGTACTGGGGATTCCCATTACGCGAATCCGGAATGCCCTCCAAGGGGCCGGTTTGGGTGACGTCGATAGCATGATTATCCTCGCTATCACGTAGCTCTAAGAACATGCGCGAGTCCCGAATGCCCGCCGATACCCAGGCAGTGAACGCGTACTCGCGCCCAGGCTCGAGGCGGATAGGGGTTCCCCCGTGCACCTGCTTGATAACGGCAGGCCTCGCATCCGCGTTTAAGTACCCCGAACAGGCAGGAGGGGCACCATCAGCAATAAAGCTAAGCTCCTTACTCCACGGGGCCTGCCCGCCCGTCAGATCACCATTTAGAACCAGGTTGCCACTCTCAGCAGAAATAATCCTACTGGCATACATTTCATTGCTGAATGCCTGATCCGCCACAAGCTTCTTAATTACCGCCCGGTCAAAACTGCCAGTGCCAGCCTTGAGCTTATCCACCGTCAAATCTGCGACTATTTCGGCCCCCACATCAGTTTTCACCCACGCGGTGCCGTCATGAACCCATTGCCCGATAATCTTGCCAATTAGGGATGAGTCGGTGTACTGCCACCACACGTCCCCCGCATGCCCGGCACCAGAGGGGGTAGTGGTTGACCGCGTAATCTTGCTTTTACCATCGGCAGCGGTTTGCGCGCGCGTGGCAGCCTCACTAGCAGAACCAGCAAGCTTCGCCGCGTTCTCCGCCTGCGAGGTGGCTTTATCGGCGGCAGTTTTCGCCGCCTTCGCATCCTGTAATGCTGATGTGGCATTGCTGCCAGCCTCGCCTGCGGTTTTCGCCGCAGCGCTAGCTTTAGAATCCGCCTCAGACGCAGCCTTCTTAGCCTCATCCGCTGCACTCTTTACATCATGCAAGCCGTCTTTCACGCCAGACAGCTTCATCTGGACCATACTGGCGATACTGCTTGCTACTTCTGCCTTACCGTTCGCGTCCTCGGCCGTCTGCTGTGCTTCAGCAACTTTCCCGCCCACGCTATCCGCCTTGGTTTTGGCCTCCTCCGCAAGCCGTTTAGCGTTATCAGCCTGCGACGTCGCCACGACAACCGACTTTTTTACCTCGTCTGTTGCGCCTAACGCTTTAGCAAGCTCACCATCAACGCGGGCCTTCTCCGCCTCAAACTGGGAGGCTACCCGGTTAGCGTTCTCAAATGCTACGTCGATACGGCCCTTAGCCTCATCTAGTTCTTTCGGGAGTCTAACCTGTAACTCATCGATCTGTTTTTTAGCCTCGCCCGCGCGTTTTGAAGCTTCTAACAGGGCCTGCCCTGCATACCCTGTGGGGACTGGGTCCGCGCCCTCTGGGAAGTCGTTAGCCCCACCAGCAAGGACCACACGCCCAGACGAGTCACGCACCAATGGTACTCGCGCACCAACTGCGGCAATTCCCCCATCTCCACGCACGCGCACTGGCGGATATCCCTCTGCCCCTTCAAACCGGACCGACAAAATCCCGTCAACGATTGATTCCACTCGACCGTATAAGGCAGCATCCGGGCGGGATAGCTGCCCCCGCACCCCGTCAGATGGGGACTTATCTAACCATAAAGACGGCTTCACCATGTAAATTCCTCCAAATCAACGCGCATGGGTTCTTCCCCGCCAAGTGGCAGAGAATAAGCAACTACGCGCCCAACAATTTCTTCCCCAGCTGGGGTTGATATCCCGATCACGTCTCCAGCTTCAAGGCGAGGGTCTGGAACGATGCCTAGAGATCTCTTTTTCAATGCGCCCATAGACTCACGCATTGCCTTATTCGCTGCCGCCTGAACATCCTTATAGGCTTCGGGGGCAGAGATTTCTTCCCGCTGGGTGATAACCCCGTAATCTTTATCGAATGGGAACCCTGCGCGGTCTGCCCATGCGACCCATTCTTCTTTGTCTTTCTTCCCTACTGCGAGGAACCTATTGGGGCGGCGGGCAAAACCGGTAGCAGGAGCTTCTACCAGTAGGTCTTTGCCGGTGTAGTAGGCTGCGGGTTTCAGCCCCGCGTTATCAGGCTTCCACACATGTAGGCAGCCGTCCGCTTTGACCCCGTATTCGACTCCCTGAGAGGCCGCAAGGTCTCGTATTGCCTCCGTCCGAGACGTTCCCCATTGTGAGCCACGCTGAATAATCGGGTCCCGGTACAGGTCCGATTTCACTGGCAGGCGCAAAGTTGCCAGCCGTTGCATCTCAGAGATCAGCGTCGCCCCCTCAGGTGGGGATGAAGGCCACACCATCGGGTCACACTCGGGGATCTGCATCAAATCTAGGGCTTCAACCGTGAAAGTGTCCCCTGAAACTGGCCCCCATGATTCATGGATAAACTGACCGAGCGGAGTCTCATAGACCCTACCTCCAGTCTCAAACGAAATCGTTACCTCGGAGCGCTGCCCATAATTATTGGCTGGGGCCAGGGGGTGAGCGGGGGCCCACGAGGCCGGCAGATCATAGGTAAGCCTGCCGGGGACAACACGATCTGACGCATACTCTAGTCGCGCGTTAGAGGCCGGCAGATTTTCCGCAAGAGTTTGCCGGCCCCTAGTTACACGTACTTGCACCCCCACCTTGACCGGTCCTAAAAGGTCCTTCAGGGATGGGCCCGGCCTCATGATAGGCCCCCAATCGTCTCAGCAAGCTCAACGTAAGAAGAGTTTTCCCACGAGTCTTCTGCGCGCACCCAGTCTCCCCAGGTGAGGAAAATCTGTTTAGATGCTGCGGATTCTGGAAGGCGCGTGTACTGCATGTTCCAGGCTCGGTGCGCCGCATCTATTCGCGCCGTCCTAGACTCGGTAATGTCCCCGGTTGGGACGATAAGGCGAGTAGCTGGGACATCGCAGCTAGGGATCCGGCACACGCTATGGTCATGCAGCAAAAAGAACGGCTCCTGTCTTGCTACCAGTTCCCTCACGCGTCCCGTTGCTTCCGGCCCAGCACTGAATTGCAGGGTTCCCGTGCTGCGAGGCGGGAAACTGTATCTAACTACTGGTGCGGCCCGATTCGCCGGGCGATATACGGCTGCCCCACAATCCCACCCGGTGTCATCGCCGTTAGTGATCCTGACTGGCACGGGGCCCCGGCCTTGCGCATCAGAAAGGAGGTAGGCGGCCCCAATCCCTGGGCGCGTAAGTAGCTCACTCCAGTTATCTTCCGCCGTTTGCACGTGGTACTCGGTCGGTTTACCAACGGGCGCTGCGGGATCAGAAATGATCGTAGGCCCCACTCCCTTATCGATCAGTACGCGCTGCCTGTAAAGCCGGTAAGGGCCAGCGTCTATCATGAATGAGGGCAGCCCCGAGTGGGCAGCAATAAATCCTTTAAGTGTCATTTTGCCTCTCTAACCTGTCTTTCACATTGCCGAAGAAGCTATGATCCTGCGGTCCACGGCCTCTTCGATGTGCGCGTTAAAACGGGTGCCATCGTCTAGGACAAGCGCGAGAGATTGGCCCGCTAGTGACACGCTGACCTCGTGCGCAACCCGTGAGGCCATTGCGCCACCAGATGTGATAAGTGGCCGTGGCGCATAAGGCAGTGCTGGGGTTCCCCCTTCGGCGAAGCCCCGCTCGCGCAGCAGGTCTCGGATCTGCCCAGTGTGCATCATGTGCCTTAGCGCGAATATCGCGCCATGCCCACCAGCTGCGGTTACTTCCGCCGCCGTAATAACATGCTCATTATTTGATAGGCGTGCCGGGATAGAGTCAGATGTTCCCGTCCCTAGCCCCCATACTGGGCCGCCAGAGGCAAACCCCAACATACCAGCTACAGAGCGCACAACGTTAGCAACCACGGTGATTGTTTTTACTGAGGGGATCGAGCTGAGTATCCCCCATACCGGCCCTGTGAAGTGGTCGGTAGCGTTCACGCTAATCCACGAGCTGAGACGGTCACCGTAGCCCTTTGCCGAGTTCATGCTCCCAATCGCGGGTCTACCGTTAGCGTCCAGGGTCATTACTGGCCTACGCGATGACCCGTCAGCCTCAGTCGCATTTATAACCCCCAATGCGGGGCCCGCCATAGCGCCTAAAAGCATAATCGGGTTCCGTGAAGAGCCGTCTGCCTGGGTTGAGTTGAATACCCCAATTGCCCCGCTTGGGTCTGCCCCAAGTTTCATAGCTGGCGATAGTCCCTCTGCCATTTGTGCGGTCTCGCCGGCAGCAATCCTAGCCGGGTCTGTTAGCATCTCCAGCGTCATCTGCGGCTTTTTTGCTGTTGTGTAGTTTGCCGCCTCGTCTGCTTTAGCTTTCGCCTTGCCAGTCGTTGCGTCAATATCTAGTTTCACATCTAAAGCCTGGGCAGCTTGCTGCAAAGTCATACCCTTATTGATCACGGCATCTGAGAACGCGACTGCCGCGAGTTCGCCTTTTTGTGCCATCACCTGCTGGACAGCAGCTGTAAACGAGGAGTCATCCATAGCCTCCGCGAAAACCTGTGAGGACTGCTTACCTTTCGCCCCCATGAGGTTATTGAATTGTGCCCACTGGGCCTCATCGTTAACCCCATCGGTTAGATCTTTCGCAATCTGCGCACCGGTAGCCCCCATATCGAGTAGCTGGGAGAAAGCCTCCGGGGAGAGCTTTTGCTTTAGAACTGCCATGGAGGCCTGCCAGGTCTTCATGGACTCAATCTGTTCTTCAAGTTTTGAGGCGAAGTCCTCAAACCCGCCACTACCACTCTGGGCGGCCTCTCCCACATTAATAAAGGATTCAGAGGCCCCCTGCAGCTTCTGGCGTAACTGTTCACCCGCGTCCCCTGCGGTGAGCGCATGCCCACCCCACCGGGATAAAGCTTCACCCGCCGCGTTAGCCGCGTCAGCAGCTTTCAGCTGTGCCTGCCCATTCTTATCAGTCTCAAGAGTGAGCTCGCCAACTGCGAGCTTAGCAAGCTGATCCTGACTAAGAGATAGGCCTGCCGCCTGGGCCTTATCCCGGAGCGCTTGAGCATACTCAGGCATCAGTTTCAAGTGATCTCTGATTGCTTTGCTGGTCCCTCCGGCAGCGTCGGTCATCAGCCTAAACTGCGCCTGGGCTTTGTTCAGGGGGAGCCCTGCCAGGGCTTTGCCATACTCTTTTAGCTCGTCAGCAACTTTAAAAGCGGGGTCCAGCGAAACTCCTGGGGCTTTAGTCACGAGTCTCTCGTAGGTTTCGCTCCATGAACCGGTTAGGCGGGATGCCCTACTAACCATTTTGGAGTATTGCTTTACGCTTTTTGCGCCTGCGGCTGCCCCAATTTTTATACCAAGGAAATTCTCCCCGGTATCTTTGAGAAGCTTCGGCACATCTGACGCCTTCTTAATTTCTAAAATGGCGTTAGTGTATTGCTTTATTCCCTTAGAAGGTGGATCCTCAAGCCACTGTTGGGCGGCTTTAAGTGCCGTAAGTGCGGCCCCCGCAACTGCTACTACCGCCCCAATCTTACTGACGGCAGATATTAGGCCGCCTGCTTTGGCTTTCGCGCCTGCTGATACCACGCCGAGGTTTTCCAGGGCGGTAATGGTCTCTAAAACAGCCGGAGTTAGCTTCAAAAACCCTCCAGTCAGTAGGGCAGATACGCCTACCACGCCTGTAAGTGTTGCGGCAGCGGTCTGGACTGGTTTAGGCAGGGAGGCAAACCCTTTAGCGACTCCTGCCACCCCATCAGCTAAATTACCCACTACAGGTAGCAGACTATCCCCGGTGCTAATGGCAGCATCTTTAATCTGATTCCACGCCATTTTCGACCGGGCCCCGACCGTCTCATACCTGCGCGCGACTTCCTCCGCGAGTGCTTTGTTCTCGTCAAAAGCGCTTTGCCCGTCGCGCATGGCTTTGGAGAATACGTCGGAAGCGGAGGCGGCGCGGCGTAGAGCATCGCCTACGCGTAGGTCGGTTAGGCCTAGTTGTTCGAGTACTGGTTGCATTGAGCCGCCAGCAGCTTCTATTCCGTTTAGGCCTTTGATGAATGCGCCGATTGCGCTACCGGCGTCACGTTTGAAGGCCTGCTGGAATTGTTTGCCGGTCATTCCTGCTACTCGCGCGAAGGTTTCTAGTTGTGGGCCGCCGGTGTCTACGGCGTTTCGCATGGTGGTGATTACGCGAGAGAATGCTGATCCGCCGGCTTCTGCCTCTACACCGACAGATGAGAGGGCCGCAGCCAGGCCTAGGGTTTGTCCTTCGGACAGGCCAATTTGGTGGCCTGCGCCGGCTAGGCGCATTCCCATTGCGGCGATTTCGGATTCTGTTGTGGCGTAGTTGTTGCCGAGGTGGACGATTGATGAGCCTAGGTTGGAGACTTTATCTTGGCTGGTGCCCATGATGTTCATGAACCTGGTTAGGGTCATGGCGGCGTCTTGGGCTGACAGGTTGGTTGCTTCGCCAAGGTCAACCATTGTCTTGGTGAATCCGACAATGTTTTCTTTGGATACGCCTAGCTGGCCTGCGGCTTCTGCTACTGCTGCGATTTCTCCGTGGGAGGCAGATACTTGCCCGGTCATGGCCCGTAGCCCGGATTCTATTCTTGCTAGGTCTGCAGGAGTACCGTCTACGGTTTTGCGGACTCCCGCGAAGGCGGATTCCCAGTCGACTGCGGCTTTTATCGAGCCCGCGAGCGCGCCTGTGGTGACTAGGCCGAACTTGGTTAGGGCTGAGCCGGCTTTTTCCCATTCGCCTCTTTGTAGTTGTGCGGATTGTGCTAGGCGGCCCATCCTGGTTGTGGCTACAGTACCGGTTTTGTCTGCGGCTTTTACGACTGCTTCTAGGCTGGAGGAGGCGTTCTTCATTTGGGCGGTGAAGTCTGCGACGTTTGCCCTAAGAGTTACTTTGATACTGCGGTCAGCCAAAGGGGGCCTCCTATTGTTTTGTTATTTCTAGGGTTGGGACCATGCCTGGGGTGGGCTTGGTTTTTTCAGTGTCTGCCTGGAAGCGGTCTTTTGTTTCGCAGGCGATGCAGAATGTTTGTTTGACCTCGAACCAGCCGTCCATGTCGTCGTCGTGGGCGAGGCGTGTGGGGTAGCCGCACCCGGTGCAGATTCTGGTTTTTTCAAAGACGGAGTGGGCCTGGGCGAGCATGGTATCTTCCCATGCCCACCCGGCCTGTGGTGGGTTCACTCCTGCCATTACTAGCGGTGGGATATGCCATTCTTTTGCGGTGCGTAACAGCTGGAGTATCCCGGCGTTTTTGTTGGTGTCGAGGGCGTCTACTAAAAAGGGATTTTTACCTCCACGGCCCCTTGGTTTGCTGATACTACTGTGGCCGCGATTAGGGAGGCTTGCTGGGGGGATATTTCGTTTAGTTTGCGCAGCTGGTCAACTCCAAACCCGGTGGGGGATTCGATCTGCTGGGCGATCTGGTGTAAACCCACTTCGTCTGGGTCGGTGATGCCTTCTTCTTTTAATGCTTGAGCGTTGCGTTTTATGCGAGTTTGGGACCATGCTCGCACCACGATGTCGAGGGCGGAGGCTTCGACCTCGCTTTTGAGCTTTAGGAACTGTTCGCGCAGGGGGGTTGCCTCCTGTCCGGCTCGTTCGGCTATCCTGATTTTTTCTGCTAGTAGGTCCAGCTGGGATAGTAGGTCGGCGCGGGCATAGATTGTGCAGGCTCGCTTTGTGGGGGCGAGGCCTTCCATCCAGGCGGTAAGGTCAAAGGTTTCCGGGGTGGGCTGGGCGGTTTCGTAGGTGCGTACGCCTTCGGGCAGTGTTGTCATGGTGGCCTCCAAAGTTTATGTAAGAGCGGTTTTGGATGGTGGCCTAATTATTTTGGGGCCGCCCCCTGGGGCGGGTAGGGCCTGGCCACCAGATGCTCCTACCCGCCCCACTACCGGCTGAAAGCAGTGTTTGGGGGCGGCAAAAGTAAACCGCCGAGGGGGATTACCCTGCGGCGGCTACAACCTTCACATTCTCGTAGGCATTTTGTACGCCCAGCGGGATAGTTCTCTTGATGTAGCCGGTCCGGTCAGAGGGCTTCTGCGGGGTGTCGGTTACGACCTCATAAATGTCTATCTCGTCGCCTACCTCGTAGTCCTTGTCGTATTCGGGGCCTTCGCGTTCTACCAGCCAAAGCGTGGTGCCTTTAGTGCGGAGGGCCTCCCAAACGGTGGCTTCATCAGCTAGGGTTTTCCCGTGTTCATCTTTGAGGATGAATGGTGAGACAGACCCTTCATAGTTTGAAGCGCCGAACACTGTTGCGTTCGAGGCCGTGCATAGGGCAGGCTCGTTGATCGTTTCGGAAGCGGTCGCGCCGAGCTTGTAATCAGATTTGAGTACCTGGCAGGACCCTTCCAGGCCCTTCTTTAGCTCGTCTACGGTGGGAGCACGCAGGTCTTTTGGCTTCTGGGTTAGAACAGTCAGTTTAATGCGCCCATCAGCTAGGGTTTTAGGCATTGTATTCTCCTTCAGTATTTTCGGTTGGAAGTATTTCTGGCTGGCTTTCAACAGGGTTCATATCTGCTGGGGGAATAGATCTTGTGTTGGGTTTGTTTCGGACCCAATCAGGGCCTAAAAGTGGGTGCCCAACAAAATGAGCGGGAACCTTATAGGGAACCCGCTCGCCTGTGTTCTTGTCGTATACGGTTACTAATTTGTCCATTAGCACCTCCTTATTGGTGTGGCCATTATGTGGGCTTCTATTACCAGGTAGGCGGGGTGCGTGTTCGTGTCGCTAATAGTCACGGTGCGGTCCACGGTTACGCCTAACACTGGGCGAACATCTATCGGGAAAGTGCGCCACCCGGCCAGGGGGAGGACGTGCCCTTGTAGGAGTGCTTCGCATTTTTCTGCCGAATCCAAAGCATTTATTGGCGTGGCATCGGCAATAGTTATGCGCACCCACTCGTCTAGATCGCGCATCTTGCCGGCTAGATCCTCCGAGGGCTTCTCCCCTACCCCAGCAGTGATTACTATGTACGGGTAGTCCGCAGAGGTCAGGACAGGTTTTCTCATATCTGCCACATAACAGGGCAGCCCCTCCCCGGTTAAGAGTTTGCGCAGCTCAAGTATTGCCTGTTTCATGTGAGCATCCTTTCGGCGAACTCCCCAAGCGCGTCAGCAAACCCTGGGGCCTCCGCCTCTAACGCGCCCATCGGGTCCGGAACTGTCCCCCCGCCCCTGCTAGTACCGAAGTAGGCAATATTAGCTAGGGAACCTGGCGCGCCTTTAGTAGGCCCAATATCTACCTTGAACTCGCCTCCACCAAACCCCGCGAAGGAGCCCTCATCAAAGCTAATCGCAGGTGCAAAACCGCGAAAGTGCGTTGACTCCTCAGCTTCTTTCACAAGCTGATTCTTGACATTCACCGCACCCTTGCGCAGCACCGGGACCACATGGCGGGCCAGGCGCGAATCCACTTGCCGTAAATCCGCCGCGAGCGCGCGCACCTCGGACGTGTCAATGCTGATAATGCCCATCAGATTACGACCTCATCCACTAGTAGCCTGATTGCGGTCTGGTAGGTTTTTTCGTGTAGGCCAGCTACGCGAAATTCTCTACCAGTTACAGTTACCTTGTCCCCTACTTCAAATGGTCCCGCCCCGTAGGGGACGTGCACTGAGTAGCGTTGTACTACTGCTGTGTGCCCGGCGGTGTTTGGGGTTTGCTCATAAGGCTCGTAGGTTTGCACCTTGCACTTGCCCTCGTAAACGGTGGTTTCACTAATATGCTCGCGCCCGTCTGGGCCGATGGTAGGTTCCCCCGTCCTGGTTATGCGGCAGTTGTCGACCATGAGTTTTTCTGCGGCGCGCCTACCAGAACGCACTGCCATTGAAACTGTCATGGTTTACCTCTCTTCCTGTTCCTCGCCCGGCTCGCCTCACATATGTGGGGCTTGTTGGGGTTATGGAGAATGCGCCGCCGATCGTGTTGTCGTCAGGGGTTAGCATTGCCCATTCCAGGTCTGTGATAGTTATTTCTGCTGCCGCTGAGTCTGCGCTAAGCGTGTAGGAGTAGTCGTCTATGCGTTCGGTGCGTTTGCCCTCAGGGTTTAGGGCCCGTCTTGCTACTGCCTGAGAGATAACGTATTCGACGGCTTCCGCGTCCAGTCCTTCTAAGGGGCCGAGGCGTCTTTTGATTAGGAGCTCTGCGCCTTTAATCCAAAAGTTCACCTGGGCGATTTCGTCTGGGTCGGCGATTTTTCGGCCTAATGCTTCTCCCACGCTGGTTATGGTTGCGCCCACGCCTACCTCCTTGCCGTCAGGCTGGTTTGTATCCGCCTGCTAGTAGTCGGTCTGCTAATGCTTCTGCCACGGTCACTTTCGCCCCGGAGGGGGACGCGAGGTCAACTAGGCCGTCCTCGCGTCCCCGTGCCGGTTTAGCCGCAGTGCTTTTACGCGCGGCCACTATGCTGCCTCGCCGGTTGCAGCATTGAATTTGACGAAATGATCGGCGGATTCGAGGACGAATCCGTACTCGGCTTCAGCCAGAATCGCTACGAGGTTGTGCTCGAATAGGGAGACGAGCTTGTCCCCTATTGTGACTGCGGCCTCGGTAGAAATCCTGTAGTTGATGCCGCCAACTACGCCCCAGGCGGCCTTAGACCAGTTCCCCAGGAACCCTTCGACCGGTCCGTTTCCAATGCCCTCAGCGAGAACAGTCGTGCGCCCAAGCAGGGAGCCGTGGGCTACCGCAGACGCGGTCTCGGTTGCCTCCCCAGGCACGAACAGCGGTCTCCCGGTCTGATCTAGCTGCCCCAGGAAAGTGGTTTCCATACCGGTATCAAAAGCGAACCCGGTTGCCCTCTTCTTGTCCTTTAGGAGCAGGTCAAGGCCGGTAACAAGATCCCCATAAACGCCTTTCTTTGACGTCCCTAGGGTGACTGCCTTGGTTGTTTTAGCAACGTAATCGTCAAAGGGCCCAGTACCTGTACCATCGCCACCGGTGTTATACAGTGCGGCGTTGTCGAATGCCCGCCCGAATGCTTCCGCGAGTGCGGGCCGTAGCTGGGTGACGTAGTTGCCGGGGTTGGCGCGTACGACTTCTGCGGAAACTACTGCGATAGCGGTTAGTTTCTTTGGGGTCATGGTGCGCAGTGCGAGCCCCATGTTAGTGGTTTGTTTCTGCCCGCCTTCACTGGTCCAGTTTGCTACCGGTTTTGAGGTGACTACGGGGATTTCCTGCCCGGAAATGCCCAGCGGGATCTGCCTTGCTAGGGACTGTACCGCTGATACGCGGGCGGCCTCGTCGAATATTGGTGCGGATTCTTCGGGTTTGATGAAGCCGGAAAAATCGGTGGTTTTGGTTGCTGCTGTGATAGCCATTTTTGTCCTTTCCCCAAATGATTTGGAGGGTAGGTTCGGTTTTTATTCGGATAGTGTTACGCCAACGGCTTTTGCCAGCGCGGCGGTTAGCTGTGGCGAGTTGAGTGCCGGGCCGGATGCTCCGGGGGCTTTGCCTTGGGTTAGGTCAGGGCGTGGGCCTGGGGTTTTGGGTTCAGGCTCGGCTTTGTTGGCAGACAGGTGACCCATGAGGGTCTTGGCTGACTCGGCGAGTTCTTCGGCAGTTTCTCCTTGCAGGTAGCCGATTAGATCGGCGGGCACTCCTTGCTCGTACGCGACGTTCATGCGGGCGAGCTGGGCGGAGGTGGTTTTGCCCTGCTTGGTTGCTTCTGCGAGTTTGTCTTCTAGATCCTTGGTGGTGGCGTCTAGTTTTTCGGTCAGTTCTTGTACCTGGCGTTCTGCCTGTTTGCGGGCATCGCGCTCCGCTTTGAGGGCTTTCACGCCGCCTTCTCCGAGGGGTTCCTCGGTTTTTTCGGGCTCGGTTTTGGTGGTGTTTGTTTCTGCCATTTTGTTTTTCTCCAAATCGCTCGGAAAGAAACCCGCCACCCGTCGCGGGTGCGGGTATAAAAGAACCCACCAGACCGGTGTGGTCTAGTGGGTAAAACTAGAATTATGTGGTGTGGGCTTAGGCCTTTTTCTTGATTTCTTTCATCAGATCAATTGTCTGCCGCATTATGTCGTCGATTCCGTCAGCGTCTGGGTCATCCAAAGGGGGAATAAGCTTATCGAGTTTCGCTAATAGAGCGTCACTGTAGGTAAAACCGACCTCTTTAGCCTTCCACATTCCCGCATCCCAGGCTGGTTTGAATGGGCCGTCGGCCATTATCACATAGCCGTACCTGCTTTCCCATTCCTCGTCAGTAAACTGGGTGCGAACTTCATCGCAGGCTTCCCAGAAAGCATCTTCATACTCACTCATTCCACCCTCCTGAAACCTTCCCAGTCCACTGGCCCGTTCCACGGTTTAATTATACTTTTCTTTGTCGTAACCATGTATACCCCATCACCCGTTACGGGGAAAGCATGTGGTCGTTGGCGTCTGCCTTTGCGTTTGATGTTGATTGTTACTTCCATCAAAACGCCTTTGTATTCGGCCCGAAGATCATACATACCTTCTCCAGACGAGTTTTCCGTGATCCACTCGGGATAGTTTTGGGTGTAATTAATCGCGTCTAAAGCGTCCTCGACTGTCCACTCGGACGGGTAATGAGTTTTGCCTACTCCCGCATCCTCGTCTAGATGACCCCCTTTCCCCCGCGAACTCCCGTAGAGGCTGACTTTCATGTTTTCTTCTGTCGCCGGGTTAAGCCGTCGCGCTATCTCCTCGTATTCTGACCGTGGCATAGGCTCTACGTCAGACGTGTGGATTTCGGCTTCGCGCCGCCACCGTGGCATATCAGCACTACTCGACACCCGTTTTGGGCCACTAGGCGGCTTAGCTCCTCCCCTCCCGCTAGCAGCAGGAGTCGGGGATTTCTTCCCTACTGTTTTTCTGCCTAATCGGGTGGTAGGTAGATACTGGTCGGGCCTGCGCGCTACCTCTTTGGAAAGGATTCCGCCTGGGCGCATCGCGGCCATAAGCTCAGCCCTATACGTTGATTCGACTGAGGCAGCAATCTGCGCGGTTAGGGGCTCATCTGTGCCACCAATTTTGGCCCCACCCCTGCGCTCTACCGCCGCAGTAGTCCACGGGTTACGCCCGACCAGTACTTCCTTATAATCGCGTTCTGCAACGTAGAGGCGGCGTTCTGCCGCAGTCATCGTATAAACGTTATTCGGGTCGCGCCAGCCGCGTTGGCGAGCTTCTAATACGGCCTGCGTGGAGGCTTTTGCACGCCCACCTTTACCGTATTGGCCAAACCCCTCACGTGCCCCACGGAGCACCCCAACGGGGTTTTGCCCACCCGGGAGAATATACCCGTGCTCGCGAAGCAGCCTTTGAGCTTGCCCCCTATCTCCTTTCGCCCATTTGTAGATGAGCTCGGGGGTTGCCCTACGCTGGCCACGTTTTAGTATTCCTGCTGCGTGCCCGCGTGTGCTCATACCTTCGGTGGTGAACATCCCGGTTTTGGTCCTACCGCGCCGGGAATTCACTACCTGGAATATATCCGCGCCATCTCTTACTGCCTGCGCGCCCGCTTTAGACAAGAGACGGTTCTGCTCGACAAGAGGCAGGGAACGAAAATATGCGTACGGGTCAGCGATGTAGCCTTCTTTAATAGCCGCAGCTTTACGCGACTGCCTCGCTGGGATGTGTACGCACCCGCAATTAGGGTGTCTGAGAAACCCGGTGTTCCACCTGTAGAAGCGGCCCGCGAGGATAGCGCAACGCGCGCAAGCCCCAGGGCTTACCATGCGCACATACCCGACCCCGGGGCGGGCAGTAATATCTACCGAGGCGGCAGAGCGCGCCACATCCGCAATCAAAGTGAGTAGAAGCATGTCTAGCTGGCGTCTGCCCATTTGGAGGGCCTGCCCTGCGCTTGCCCCATTCCCTATCGCAGTTTTAGCCGTGATAACCGGGGACTGTAGTAGGCCTTCTAGGGAGCGCCCGTCAGATGCAATACCAACAAACCCGTAGGGGTTTACGAACCCTGTTGGCGCTTCGTAGTCTCCTTGGCCTGCCAGCGCTGCCGCCCCATAGGATGCGCCTTCTGCGGCGGCGTCATATTGCAAAACCGATATGGCATTTACCAAAGTGGGCAGGTTTAGGCCCCAGGACTGGCTAATGTAGTCGGGGTTGGTTTTGCCCCACTGGTGGCGTCCTATAGCCGCAGCTTTTACCTGCAAGTTTGCGACTTTGCGGTAATGGTCTTCGGTAGCATTCACGATTAGGCACCGCCATTCTCACCGCTCTTACTTACAAGTTCTCCCACGAGGTCGTCGGCTGCTTCCTGTTCTAAATATTCGCGCTCGCGCTCCTTGCGGGCCTCGGAGAAACCGAGCTCATCCCACGCCCCCTCACGGCTAATTAGGGGTTTACCCCCGGCAAGCTTTTGTAGTGCGTCTGCACGCTGGGAGAAGGTTGGGGTAGCTGGGTCATACCACTCGACAGCAATACGCGACCCATCAACTTTTTCTCCGGTGCGGATCTGCTCGTACAGGCCCATAACCTGGCCCAGGGCATTACCGACTTCCCGGTTATGGCGTTCGACCATTTTCACTAACTGGGATTCCTCAGCACGGATAGCCCCCTCAGCAGGAGGGTTAGTAGTAGTTAGACCAAAATATTTAGCCGGGAAACCAGTAACCGATGCTGCGAGCTTGCCGTAGAATTGGACCGTCTCAGTGAAATTCTTCAGATCCGCCGCATCCAACTGGCCTAATTTCGCGTCCTTATTCGAGGTCGCCCACACCGCATTGAAATATGCCTCCCACTTCGGCAGAATCTTCCCGCCCTTATCCATAAAATCAGCAGGTTTAACCCCTGTAGCCCAACGCTTAGGCACCGCTAGTGCTTCGGCTGCGACTTGTAGGTTGGTTAGGGTGCGTGCGGCTGCGTCTGCTAGGGGGATTACGTCGCTCATTTCGGAGCGCCCGTATTGGGTGGTGGTGCGTCGCCGGTTGATTATTGGTACTACGGGGACGCGGCCGAGGTTGTGTTCGTCTGCGTCTTGTACGTGCCATATTCCTTTTTGGCGTGCGCACCAGAGGGTTTTGTCTGGTAGGTAGATGGTTGCTGCCCTGGGGGTGCCGTCTGTGTAGTCGTATACGCGTACTGCTGCGGCTACTGCGCGGCGGCGGCGGTCCATGATTACGCACATTTCGCGCGGTGATTCCACCTGGATTATGGGCAGTGCGCCTGCTTCTTCGTTGGCTCCGACAGATATGAAAGAGCGCCCTAGGATTAGTCGATCTCGGTTGGATAGGCATAGGTCGGAGTCCATGTTGTTGGCGTCCCAGCCTTCTTGCAGGTTTTTTGAGGCGGTTTCTTCTCCTGGCATGAACAAGGAGCGCACGTCTTGGCGGTGTTCGATGGTGTCTACTACTACGCGCGGCCAGTTTACGCATAGTTCGAATTTGCGCATTTGGGGGGCTACGGCCAGGCCGAGGAACTCGATGCGTTGCAGGCCGTCGTAGTAGGCGAGGAGTTCTTCATCTTTTGCCCACTGTAGGGCTAGTTGCTCGATGCCTTTTTGCAGGTAGGCTTCTTCGGTGGTTGTGAGCCTCAAGATTTGCTCCTTCCTGAGGGCGGGTTAGGCGAAATGAATCATGCCTGCGCCCTGGTCTTCTTCCCACCCGGTGGCGCGGGCGTCGGCTGCGGCTTCGTGGGCGAGCACGTCGGCCATTACGAGGTCGATTTTCATGTGCTCTTTTGGTTTACCGAGGATGTATTTGTCTCCGGGTTTGGCGATTTTGCGGGCGTTTAGCACGTGGGTTTTCATCATGGAATCTTCCAGGTGGAAGGTCAGACCCTCGCTGAGATCTTCCATGTAGCGTGTGAGCGCTTCGAACATGCGGTTGATTTTGTTGGTTGGCCATTGGATGACCTTGTCTTCGCCGAAGTCGCGGGCCCAGGCGTCTGCTTGTGTTTCCCAAAATCTGGGGTCAACGTACATGCGGGCGACTTCGTAGGTGGCGAAGATTTCGCGTACTGCTGCGTCTACTTCCCCTCGTGGGATTCGCCCGTCCCATATTTGCGGGTTCCACCATGTAGGGCGCGAGTCTGGCCCGTATGTGGGGGTGAATCGCAGCCCGTCTAAGGTTTCTACTCGCAGCGCGGTCCAGTCCCCGCTGCGGGAGCCGTCAAAACCGACACAAACTGGCCCGCCCGTTGGGGGCTCCTGGCCGGGGCGAGTGCGTTCATCCCAGAGAGTTTCCGGCATGAACGAGCCGAGACCTTGCACAAGCTTGTTCCCGAAGAAGCGCATTGCCTGAGTTGGGTCAGTGCGCACTAATTCGGCAGCTTCAGCTTCGATCGCATTGAGGTCAACCCAAGGGGAATCTGCGTAAACGTACTCGTGGATCTTTCGCCTATCATGCTTGACCGTGTAGTCGAGTTTGCCATCTGGTTTCTGGTAGAAAACGAAGACGTCTTTAGTGTGAGCTTCGTAGGTTTCTTGGGCTGCGGAGGCCTCCATTGGGTCCCAAGGGTTAGTAATTTCGATCCCGCGCCCGCCCATACCTGCCAGGCCGCGCCGCATCGTCGCCCAGGTTTGCTTCATCTTGCCCGTGTACAAGCCAGACTCATCAGCTATAGCGAAATTGATTGGCGCGCCCAAGCGTGCCCGCGCTGATTGGGTTACCACTTCAACTTTTCCCCTATGAGGCAGCCTCAAGAAGCCCTCAGCAGGTTTGACAAACTCTGCTAACGGCCCGTTACGTACCATAAAGTTCAAAGGGTCATACATATTGGCAACCTGCTCTTCAGCGGTAGCTAAAAGCTGAATCAAGGAGCGGTTACGCACCATCCCCATAGGCTCGCCAGGCACATACGCGTACTCAAAACCGCAAGGGCACCCGTTATCCGCGCACGAGTAATAGTCTCCTTCCTTGGCCCACCCGGCGAACAGGCACGGGCCAACAGCCTCAAAGGCAGTAATGGATGCTCCCCAAGGAGATTTGCCCGACTTTTGCGGGCCCACCACCAAGGAGCGTCTGTAGAAGAACTGGGAAGCACCAGACTGGCCGCGCTCGCCCAGCTTTGCGCCCTCACGAACCCGATAATGATTAACATCGCACCATAGCTGCCAGCCAACGTGAACCAGCGGCGCGCCCAAATCAAATCCAGATGGGACCGTACAGTGAGCTTCAATCCAGTCAGCCGCTAAAAACCCAAGAGTTGGGAAATCAACAACACGCTCACTCATTTACAACCACTTTCAGCCGTGTGCGCGCCCCCGCTGAAGCATTTCTTTTAGGCTTAGGGGCGCTCTTAGACTCGCTTTCCTCGGCGATTTTCCATCCGAGGAAAGAAAGACCCGCCGGGGTCATCCCAATCTGGTCTCCTATCCGGTGCAGCTGCGCCAGTAAGGAAGGCGGCGTAGAGGGGCTCTCGCACTTTACGAGAACCCGCGTGTATAAGCCGACCAGATGGTGCATCCACTTGTTTTCGGGCATCGACCAGGCCACCGCCTGGGGGCTTTTCCAAAGGCTCTTCCAAACTTCTTCTTCCCGCTCACTCATTTCTGGCAGCGGGAACTTTGGTGGCCTGCCGCGCCTGCCTGTTGGGGGCAGGGCTTTCAGAGAAAAACCGCGTCGGGCGGACCGGCCCGAGTTCTCATTTGCTGGTGGCCCAGAGCGGACCCTCGCTCCTCCTCTACCCATAGCGTTCACCTCTGTCTGATGTAGTTTTGAAAGCTCCAGACTGGTTTTTCACCTCACCGGCGGTCCATCCTTACCTATTTTTGGGGCCTCCCCCCTGGGGGGGGTGGTCGGAGTCTGGAGGTAAAAAATGCGAGACTGTAAAAATTGTTTTCGTGTTCTAACAACGAATGAATAAACAAAATGAAACACTTTTGTTTCTTTGTCATGTTCGTTGTCGTTCGTTGGCTTGTCTTGCTCCGTTTGTTCCGCCTGCGGAACGATTGCAATGAGCATGTTCAAGTCCGTTGTAAAAGCGGCGATCGTCTTTGTGTCCAAGATCGAAAGCTTCGCTTGCTTTGATTGGTTTGTTGCATCTTGGACAGATTGCTTTGCCTTGTTCGACTTGGGCTTTGAGTTTGTTGCGTAGTCTTTGGTGTTTACTGCCATAGCCTCTGTCTGTGGTGGTGCCCCGGCGGGCCTCGTACTGGTGGGCGTGGGTGGTGCAGTAGCGGGCGGTGTTGGGGATTAGGTTGGGGCAGCGTCTTGCTGGGCAGCGTTTCATCGGGGAGTCTTTTCTACTGTTCTTGGTTGGGGTTGCTTGTTCGGGTTTGGTTGGGCTGTGAGTGTGCTTGCCCGGGCAGGTAGTGGTTGCGTCTGCCCGGGCTGGGCGGGTTTAGCGTGGGGAGAGTAGGACGCGTTGGAATTTGGCGCGCCCGCCTATGGTGGGTTTGATGATGTCGAGGATGCGCCAGTCGGTTAGGTCGCATTGGGCGAGGGTGGTTATGGGGGCTCCTATTGTTTGCCCGTTGGGGGTTGGGATTGCCTGGTAGGTGGGGCATTCGATACCGGGGTGGTTGTCGTATGGCTTGTACAGGTCTTTGTATCTTTTGCCTTTGAGGGTGTGGGTGTTTTCTTCGCGGGTGTGCTCGCCGATGGGTTTGCGGGGGAGCTGGTTGGGGATGTTGGTGAGCCAGCAGGTGAGGGCGTTTGCTTGGCCGGTGGGGGTGGTGAAGGTTCTGGATTTTGATCCCCAGGCTTGGATGGTGCCGGCTATTATTTGGGGTTTTATGTTGGCGTATGCGATGGCTGTTGTTGGTGCCATGATGCCGTATCGGAGGCGGGGCTGTTTGGTTAGCCAGTGGTGGAATTCGCGCAGGATGGAGAAGGGCGGGTTGGTGAAGACGAAGTTGGCTGTTGCGAGTGCGTTGGTGGTTTCTTGGGATTGGAATCTGCCGCACCCCTGGGCGGGGCGGTGTATCTTCCTTTCTTTGGTTTGGTGGTAGTAGGTTCCGTCTTTGCCGTCCATTCCGACTGCTGTGAGGGTGTTTAGGCCGAGTTGGTGGAAGTGGGTGGTGAAGTATTTAGTGAAGGCGCTGGCGGGGGTGTCGCAGGGTAGGAGGACATTTGCGCCGTTCAGTAGGTTTGGGGTTTTGGTGAGCACGCCTGTCATGAAGGTTTCTACGTCTTGGGGGTGGGTGTAGAACTCGTCGTTTTTGGTTTTTTGTGCTCGGGTTAGGCGTGTTGTGCCCAGGTGGGTCTCCTTAGGGTTGGTGGTTTAAATGTTTTTGGGCCGCGTTTGTTGCGGCCCGTGGGGGGGTGCGTGTGTGGGGTGCGCCCGTGAACTCCCCAAAAATACGGGGCGCACCCCTCTTCCCTCTTCCCCAGTGTCCTCGTGTGGCGGCGGTGCTGTCTGCCCGCGTAACAACAGTGGTGATCGGGGTCGCCCGTATGCCACGATGGAGGATTTAGCATCAGGGGGTGAGGGAGCTTTGTTGCGTAACCGAGTAGGTAGTACTTTGCCTTTTTGTCGGGTGGTTGCGCGTGTCTTTTAAAAACTTGAAGGTGCCTGACCTCTGTACGGTCTGGTGGCACCCTATAAACCTAGGGTTCGACAGTTTTGCTGTTTTGTCAAGTCGTAGCAGGGTGCGTGTGGGTGCGCCGCCCCTGTCGCGAGGGCAGGAGACGACGCGGCCCACTCGCCTGAGTGGTCATTGTTTTGCAGGTGATTCTTCTGCCAGGGCTAACACGTCACCTACCCTGTAGAGCTTGCCTTGGGAGGTTTCACGCACTGGGCTTAACTTGCCGCGTTCTGCCCACTTGTACACGGTTTTGGGTTTTAGGTGTATGCCCGCCGCGCTTTGGTTAAGCAGGCGAACCATGTGCGGGATTGTCACAGCGTATTCACTAAGACGCTGTTTGGACGCGTCGATTAGCCTTTTAGCGTCGTGCCTGGTCCTGCATCTGCTGCAGGTGACTATGGCGCGGCCTTTTGGCGCGTAGATTGCCCTACCGCAGATGGTTTCATGTGGCCCGACTGGCGCGTCGCAGGTGCCGTAGAACCATTTTTCCGGGGGCAGGTCGGCCACTCTTTCTAGGCTGTTGTAGGAATCCCTCACTTGCAGGGCGACCGTAGCAGCGTTTGGGTTTTTCACCTTGCCTGGTAGCGCGGCGGCTATCTGCTGGCAGTAGGTGTGAAAGTGCCCATCTACTGGTTTGCCCCAGGCTTTAGCGATCACGTGCAGCGGGCGGGCAGCTGCTTCGATTCTTCGCATTAGGGCCGGGTTGTAGGGGATCCTTTCTGCCGGGCCGGTGCGCACGCCACCTCCTGTTTGGGGGTGGGATGTCATCCGGTATGCGGATTGTAGGGCGTTTTCGTGTAGACCGGGCAACTGGCGGAGAGCTTCGAGGACTTGTCGTTCTGCCTCAGGGCTGATTTGTCGCCCGTCTTTGAGTGGTTGGCCGGTTAGCGGGCAAATATTGTTTTTTCCCATGCGGGGAGCTGTCTTTCAGTTTCGGGGACGGATGTCTTGGGGTTGGAACCCGAAGGGGATTTTTTCGGCGGCGTTTTCTGTGGTGGTGTAACAGTCGCC